ATGAAAATTCATGACGAAAAAAAAAAACAATTTACGAGAAAGGAATTAATTCATGACGAAAAGATACGAAAATTCGAGTATATATTCCGAAACTCCAATTCGAACATTTTATCTGGATATATGGGTTCCAAAAGAGATTCCAAGTTCTACAGATGACAAAGTCTGGACGATAACAGGAAAATATCATCATCGACCGGATCTGGCAGCGTACAATTTCTACGGAAATGAAAAACTCTGGTATGTTTTTGCATTGAGAAACAAGGATATACTGATAGATCCAATTTTCGATTTTACCGCAGGAACGGAAATTATTGTTCCAAGCAAAAATTCATTATCCAATATCTGAAAAGAAAAATTATGATCAACGAAAAGAGCAAGCTGAGAAGAATTTCGAAACTCAGAGACAGAACGAATTGGCAGGAAAATGTTCTGTCAATGATGAACAATTACAATTATTACATAAAATTTTTCATGACTGACATGACAACTCAGGCAAATTATCTGCGAGAAGGTTACAAAGCTTTTCTTCGTAATGATGCCAATATTTTTACAATTGCCGAAACGGCAACAACAGCTTTCAATCTCGACAATCTGGAAATTATCGGTCTTGTTTCTCCGAATCCGGTTACAGGATTCAGTACCGCGACAAATTTCAGTTTTACCATAAAAGAACAAGGGGGTTTGTCCCTTGTCGACAGAATTATTTTGGCAGCAAAAGAATTGGGATTGAGAAACTGGATACGTATTCCTTATTTTCTGGTAATAGAATTCAAAGGATATGATGAAAATGGAAATCCTTCGAGAATTATCGAAAACAACATGACACATACACGTTGGATTTTTCGTCTGGTTTTGCAAGATATCAAGGTAAAACTCGATGCAGGCGGTTCTGTTTACGAAATAACAGCAGTTACATACAATGAATTGGCTTTTGCAGACAATTATCAATCTTTATCCAATAGTGTCACCTTGAAAGGAAGTACGGTTGGAGAAATTCTGGATCAATTTGTGAAAGAACTGGAAAAACAGGAAATTCAAAATGGCAAATCAAGAAATCTCTATCGTATAAAAGTTTTGAACTTTCCCGAAAAATTCGGTGATATAATAGGTAATGAAAATTTGAATCCAAGAAAATGGAAAATCACGAGTGATCCTTACAAAGATCAGATAAGAAAAGAGGAACCGACAGAAGCAGTGGTGAAAAACATAACGGTTCCCAAGGGAGAAACATTGGAAACTCTTTTGAAAGAATTGTTTGTCAATACAGAAGAAGGACAGAAAATTCTTCTGAGAAATTCTTTTTCCAATTCGATGGCTTCGGACAACAAATTCGATACTGCATATTTCTGGTTGGAAACAAAAGTATCGATAAGAGAAGACAATCCATATGATATCGAAAGAGGAGATTACAATCGAGAAATCGAATATATTGTTGTTCCACAAACCAATCAGTTTGGTATTGGAACTACGAAACAACTCGAACCTGTAATAAAGAAACAGAAAGACAAAATGATAGAAAATCTTCTGGAAGTTCTCGAATCTGGAAGATTGAGAAAAAGATACAACTATATTTTTACCGGATTGAATACGGAAATTCTGGATTTCGATCTTCGTTTCGATGCTCTCTACAAAGCTGCTCTTCCTCTCTATGCTGGCAATCAGACGACAAATCTTGCAACAACAACTGTCATCGAACAAAAAGACAATATCATAACAAACTCCGAATTGGGAAAATTGTTCGGAAATGTGGAATTGGGAAGAAGAGTTGAAAGAGAATTGGATTCTTTGATGAAAGATCCCAACAATCGAAGTATTTTCGGTTTGAATACAACAGATTTCGAAAGAAGAACAAATGTCAATATGCAAAATTTTCAAAAACAGGAAGAAGGAAGAGTTCGAAAGGTGAAAAAAATATCGATAGAAGACATTTCGCTTGCCAACATCGAAAGTCTCGACGCCGATATTCCAATAAATGTAGATACAAGTAAAAGATTCGATCCAACAGAAAACGAAAGACTTGTGGAAACAATCAATCCGAGAGGAAAATCCTTTTCCGTTGCACTTCTCGAACAGATATATGGTCAGAATCTTATCGAAATCAATTTGACGATTCGAGGTGATCCTTATTGGTTGGGAACACCGAGAGATATTCCACCAATAAATGGGTTCGAAGAATGGTTGAACACGAATCCCGAAGAAAACAAAAGTCTTGCCATATATTCAACAGGAATTGAAAATTTGCTGATTACATTCAAGGTACCATCGGAAATTGATGAAAATGGAAATGTCGTTCTCAAATCGAAAAATGTTTTCAATGGAGTATATGCTGTTGTTCAAGTCAAACATTCTTTTTCCGGTGGAAATTTCACTCAGACTCTTTTCTGTAGAAGAAATCCATTCATAGATGTAAATCTTTTGCTGGGAGAAATTGATGAAACAAAAAGAGAAGACGAAGAATACTTACAGGGACTTCTGGATAAAAAATATATTTTTCCACAGAGAGATTTTGCCTAATATGATACGGAAAGGTTTTCTTCGATGAATATCAAGAACAAAAATACAATACAGGATTTACATCGTCATACCAAACCGATCAAAGCTTTCAAATCGGAAAGCGACAATTCCATACAACTTGACAGATTGTATTTTGGAATTGTCAAGGATAATCGTGATATTCAGAAAATGGGAAGACTGAAAGTATACATTCCTGAATTTGGTGGAAATCCTTCCGATGAATCGAACTGGATAACGGTTTCCTATTGCAGTCCGTTTGCCGGTTCTACAAGTTTTCTTCTTTCCAAAAAAGATTCGACAAAATACACGGAAACACAGTTGAGTTATGGTTTTTGGGCAATTCCGCCAGATTTGGAAAACATTGTTGTTGTCGGTTTCATCAATGGGGATCCTTCGAAAGGAATCTGGTTCGGTTGTATATATCAACAATTCATGAATCATATGGTTCCCGGAATTGCTTCAAATAAAAGTTTCGATAAAAGTGGTGTTTTTGTCGATGAAAAAGAAATCGATCCACCGGTAGCGGAATACAACAAAAGAACTGACAAGCCATTGAATTATTACAATCCGACAAGACCGAGATTCGATCCTTTGCATGATTCTCTTTACAAACAAGGCTTGTATGCAGATCCTGTTCGTGGTCCATCGAACAGTAGTGCAAGAAGAGAAAGTCCTTCGCAGGTTTTTGGTATCTTGACACCAAGAGGACATACGATTTATATCGACGATGGAGAAATTGAATTCGACAATGAAGGAAAACCGGTATTTTTTCACAATACCATAAAAAGAAAGAAAGACACCAATGAATTCATAAGAATTCGAACACGAACCGGAACACAGATATTATTGAATGATACTACCGGTTACATTTACATGAATACGAAAGAAGGCAACACATGGCTCGAACTTTCCGACAAAGGAATAGATATATTCACTTACGGAGAATTTTCCATAAGAGCACAGAGAGGATTGAACATTCATACGGATGGAAATTTGAACATACATGCCAAAGGTAACATAGGATTGCATAGTGAAAACAATATTTCGATGAGATCCGAAAACAATTTTGATATTCTTTCTACAAGTCTCGCCATTGAATCGGAAAGAAATCTGAATGTAAAATCCGGAAAAGAAACATTGATAACGGCAGGAAGAAGCATGTTTCTGAAAGCATCGAACATGATTGCTGCTCAAGGAGATCAGATACATCTCAACAGTTTCGATGTTCCGGAAGCAAGAAATGCGAAAACTTTCAAGAAAATTCGACACAGAGACGTAACAAAAGATCTTCAAATTACTCGTACGGAATCGATAGTGAACATTCTCGTTACACACGAACCATATACAAATCATATAATTGCAGTAAGACCACCACCACCGGAAAATGATGCAATACTAAATTCAATACGTTCCAATGGAAATGTCATATTGAACGAAACTCCTTTCGAAGGAGATGTACCACAAGTTGAAAAAAATGAAACAATAAATTCACAGGATCTGATTTCTACATCATGTATAGATATTGTAAGTGCCGAGTTCGAAAGTGCAGGCGGTGATCCCTCTACCATAGCTTACGATCCCGGACCCGGAGGATGGAGTTATGGTTCCTATCAGATTGCTTCTGGTGTAGGAACAATGAGTTCGTTTTTGAAATGGTTGAAAATCAACAATGATCCAATAGCAGACGAGCTCGAAGAAGCCGGTGGTTCTTCTGCTGCCATTGCAGGAGACAAAAAATTTCAGGACAAATGGAAAGAAATAGCAAGAAGAAATCCGAGCGAATTCAGACAAAAACAACATTCTTTCATAGCGAACACTCATTTGAATCCGGTTTATTCCGAACTCAAGAAAAATTATGATTTCGACCCGAATACCAGAAGTTTGACTCTGAGAAGTGTGCTTTACAGTACATCGGTTCAACATGGTCCGACCGGAGCCAGAAACATAGTAAATCGGGCGTTGAGTGGAAAAGATCCAAATACTCTTACCGATGAAGAAATCATCAAGGCAATATACAATGAAAGATTTGCAAAGGATTCGACAAGTCCCACTGGTTTGAAATATTTTCGATCACCGGAACTTGTTCGTCGTGGTTGGGACAAGGGATTGAAAAAAAGAGCAATAAAAGAACCTAACAAAGCATTGGCTTTACTTTCGATGGAACAGAGTGGTAATCTTCCTTGTAAAGAAAACTGAAAAATTTTTCAATTTATTTCATTCGATTTTATTTTTTCGAATAATTTCAAATAGTATGATTTTTATTTTTCAAAATAAATATTTTCGACAAATTTTTCCGAAAACAGAAACAATTTCATGGCCATAAAAAAGAATTTCAATATAAAAAAAGAAAAAATCTATGTTGGTTTTTCTACAGTCGAGCGAAACATTCCTCGAACACGTTTGTATGATATCGAATTGGTAAAAAGAGACATATTGAATCACCTTTTCACGAAAAAAGGTGAAAGAATCATGAATCCCGAATTTGGTTCCATAATACATGATCTTCTTTTCGAACCATTTACACAAAGTGTACGGGACAGAATTGTAAATGATATAAAAAACATTGTAGAATTCGATCCACGCGTCGAAATTGTCAGCATCGATGTAAGCGAAGAAGAATATGGAATAACGGTGAATTTGAATTTGAAATTTCTACCATTCAACGAAGTCGGTTCATTATTTGCACGATTTGTTCGAAACATTGAAAATAAAATAGATAATACGAGATAATCAAATCATGAATACAAGGCGTGAAAAATGTCACAGAGTATAAGACAAAACAATCTTTTCGCAGCCGAGGACTGGAGAAAAATTTACAAGGCTTTCACCAATGTGAACTTTGTTTCGTACGATTTCGAAACAATAAGAAGATCACTGATAGAATATTTGCGTTTGAATTATCCGGAAGATTTCAATGATTACATCGAATCATCAGAATTCATAGCCATAGTGGATCTTCTGGCATGGTTGGGAGAATCTTTGGCTTTCAGAGTCGATTTGAATGTAAGGGAAAATTTTCTCGACACTGCGGAAAGAAGACAGTCGATTTTGAGATTGGCAAGATTTCTGTCCTATAAACCAAAAAGAAATCTTGCAGCAAAAGGTTTTCTGAAGATTGTAGGTGTTCAAACCAATGATGATATATTCGATAGCAACGGAACAAATCTGAATGGTATAAGAATCGATTGGAATGATCCGAACAATCCGGATTGGTTCGAACAATTCATACTTGTATTGAACAATGCTTTTTCGAATGGATCGAAATTTGGTCATCCTGTTCAAAGAGGAACAGATGCAAGCAATGTCAGAGTCGAAGTTTATCAACTGAATACGGTCGATGGTGAAAATCCGGGAGTTTACTCTTTCAATGCCAATATCGATGGTGAAAGTTTACAGTTCGAAAATGTGAATGTAAGTTTTTCCGAACTGGAAGGATACAAGGAAAGATCGCCGGATTTCTTTTCGAAATTTCATATTCTCTATAAAAAGGATGGACGAGGTAACAATAGTAGTTCGACTGGATTTTTCACATTTTTCAAACAAGGATCTTTGCTGTTCTCGGATTTCAACATTACCATTCCTTTGGAAAACAGAACTCTCGATATAAACAAGGAAAATATCAACAATGAAGATGTTTTTGTTCAAACTCTCGATGAAGATGGTACGATAAACACTATCTGGACCAAAGTTCCAGACAGTGTGATTCAAAATATCATATTCAACGATATTCCGATTACCGTAAGGAATATATTTTCCGTAGAAACAAGAGATAACGATCAAATTACGATAAGATTTGGCGATGGAAGATTTGGAGCGGTTCCTTTTGGACGTATAAGAGTTTATTACAGAACAAGCTATGGTGACAAACTGGTAATTCGTCCAAGAGATATTTCAAATGTTGGTGTTTCGATAAATTATGTAAATTCAGCAGGAAAAAACAAAACATTGACACTTTATCTGAGTCTGGAAGAACCAGTGACCAATTCTGCTCCTGCTGAAAGTGTGGAAGAAATAAGAAAAAATGCTCCTCAAGTTTACTATTCACAAAATCGAATGGTAAATGCAGAGGATTACAATTCTCTGCCTTTATCGCACCAGAACATTCGAAAACTTAAAGCAATCAATCGGACATATGCTGGACATTCGAGATTCATAGACATAAAAGATCCTACCGGATCACACAACTCTGTCAAAGTTCTTGGAAATGATGGCATACTTTTCAAAGAAAAGGAAAATACTGAAATTGTAATCGAAAATTTCGTTGATCTTACAAATGAAGAAATATTTTTCAATCATATCTTTCCTTTGTTTTCCAATATTGAACTAAGAGATTTCATCATTGATGCCTTGAAAAACAATGCCGCAAAATTACCAATGTATTCCTCATTATTCGAAGTTCCACCGGCTTTTGGAGTACTTGGTCAGATCATGTGGGACAGAATTTCTGGTGACAATGTCAGTTCAACTGGCAGATTTGTAGATTCAGCTTTGGTTTCTTCTCTTCCAATACCACAAACAGTCAATGCACTTGCCGTAAATCTTTCATTTCCAGCAGGGAACAGTCTGGATCTTGTCAAAAGCGGATCGATGATAAAATTCAAGGAAGCTGGATGGACAGGAGTTGTCAATGTAATAGACAATGGAAAAGGAGTCTCCGAAGGTTTTCTGGATGCAGGCACAGGAAAAATATTTTTGAGCAGAAGTGTAAAGGAAGGAGATATAGTAGAAAAAATTCTTCCCAAAGTAAGAACTGAATTGAACAGTTTCGAAACATCTTCGATAATTTCCAGATTGTCAGAAAGAAATACCTTTGGTTTGTATTACGATTTTACAACTGATGCTTGGAAAATTATCGAACCACCAAATATTACCGGATTCGACCTGAATTCGGATTTTACGTATGACAACAACGCCAGAAAATGGATGGTGCTTGTAACTTTCAACAGTCCAAGCACAATGACAGTTACCTTCAGAGGTTTACATCATGTTTTCGAAAGTAAAAAAGATGTCAGGTTTTTCTTTACACAAAAAACTCCAATTGTCGACAATGAAGGAAATGTGAAACAGGATGTAATAATAGTCAACAGAAGCAATACAAGTCCTTCTGTTGTAAATGAAAATCCTGCAGCATGGGTTTCCGGAATTTCATATACAATGAACAGTCTGGTAATTTTCGACAATACAATTTACAAAGCAGTAGTCAGTGCCACAACTTCAAGTTATTTCAACAATACGGAATGGTTATCGATATGTCCGGGTTTGGAAAAAGACAGTACATTTTGCATCAGTGATACTTTCAGATATCCAGACGGATATGAAGAACCAAGAAAAGTCATCGTTACATATTGTGATTCGAATCTGGATACTTTTATCGATGATCCGGACACTTTCGACAGAATACTGATCGAAAATTCGACTCAACCGCCGCCGAGACTTTTCTGGAGAAAATTTGTAGATATAGATGGACTCGAACATTTCGAACCAATCGAAATTCAAAAAATCTTCATAGAAAATACTCTTGTTTCTGCCATAACGAAAATGGATCAATATTACATCAACACGGATACCAGAACTTTATGGGTTGACAAAGAAATAATTTATTGTGAAGGTACATCTGACAAACAATATGAATTTTTTCTTTTCGAAATCGACAATGTATATTTGACTGGTGATATAATACCGGGAGGTTTGAATGTAGGTTTGGCAAAAGTGCCTTCGGCACAGAAAATTCTGGACAAAAATCATTTTCTTATCAGAAGAGGAAGAAAAAATCTGACATTTCTATGGGAGCATGTAACACCTTTCTCGAATGTTTCAGACCCATCGATTTCGAATATAATAGATATATTTGTTCTAGATAAAAATTATGATGATCTTGTTCGACAATGGATACAGGAAGAAACAGACGAACCACAACCTTTGCCACCTACACCGGCAGAAATGAAAATAACATATTCAGAATTGGAAAAATTGAAAATGATAAGTGATGAAATCATATGGAATCCGGTAGAATATGTAATTCTGTTCGGAGACAAAGCTTTGGAAGAATTACAGGCAACTTTCAAAGTAATCAAAACTCCGAACGCATCTTTGTCGGATGGTGAAATAAAAGCGAGAATCATAGATTTGATCAATCGATTTTTCGATATCGAAAATTGGGATTTTGGTGAAACATTCTATTTCACTGAACTTGCTGCTTTCATACATCAAAACCTTGTTTCGGAAATTGCTTCGATTGTCATTGTTCCGAAAAACGCGGAATCTGTTTTCGGTAATCTCTTCGAAATAAGATCGAAACCAAATCAATTGTTTTTGCCTCATGTCACTCGAAAAAACATAGATATTATAGAGACCAACAGCAGAAGTTCACTGAAAATAAGAAGCTGATAAAGAAAAAAAGATGGCAGAAACACCGATAAATCCGGATAAGAAAAACTTCAAGGAAAAAAGAAATTTCATAGAATTTCTTCCTTCTTTGCTTCAAACTCCGGTTTTGAAGTCGTTCTTTCACGCTACCATAAATCAGTTATATCAACCACAAGATACAGAAGAAGTTGTCGGATACATAGGAGACATACCAAGCTATCATCGAAAAGAAACCGATTTTTATATCAACGAAAGGAATTCGGAAAGACAAATTCACCAGTTGACACATGTTGCCGCATTTACAAGTGCCAATAGTGTGGAATTTCTTCAATATTACAATGATCTGCTCAATTATCTCGAATATCATGGTTCGATAATTACCGATCAGAACAGACTTTTTTCTGAAAATTTCTACAGTTGGTCACCACCAATAAATCTCGACGCATTTGTAAATTACAGAAATTACTATTGGTTACCTTCTTCGCCAGAACCTATAGTTATCGATGATTTGACAGATTTGAATTCCATTGTTGGACTACCATATGCAACAATAATAGTAAACGGTGAACCTTTGGAACTCGAATCACATATGCTGATTCAACCGAAAAACGATGTCAATCCAGCAAACAACAACAGAATTTTCATAATTGAAGGCGTAGGAAAAGCAATAGTTCTCGTAGAAGATGAAGTTGGAATTGCTGGTTGGGATATTTTGTCGTGGGATGAAGATTTGTGGGACAACAGTTTGCAGATAAGTAATATTCCCGATTATTTTGTAATGGAAAGAGGCGCAAAAGACAAAAATGCTTGGAGTCGAAAAAATCGCTGGTTTCACAAAAGTGTAATCAAAAATTTCAACGATCCGAATTTGGTCAAAATTCAGGCCAAAAGACCGATTATCATGTTCGAAAGAGATCTGGAATTGTGGAATCATGGAACCAATTTTCTCATGGAAGTAAATGTTGTGACATTTTGTCCACAAATGTTTTCAATTTTGAACAATCTTTCTCCTACATACGGTATTCCTCCATACGGTGGTGTGGATCTTCCTTGTGAAGTCAGTGATATTCTGTACAGCGAAACCTGGCCGGATGCAGGAAGAGGAATAAGCAATGTCATCATAAAAGATGTTTTTGGAAACAGTTTTCAGGTTTCCAATAACATGATCATTCTTTTTGCAAATTCATCTTCGCCGGGAGCAAACAACAGAATATATCGAGTTACTGGAATAAGCGAAGAAAATCAGATCATTCAACTCGAACCACTGACACCTTATCCAAATGAAGGTGATTATGTCACATTTACCGATCCTCTGGGATTCGAATACGTCTTCTTTTTCGATGGAAACGAATGGAAAAGAGGGCAATCCAAACAGAAAGCAAATCAACCACCATTATTTCAATTGTACGACAAGGATCTCAACAGACTCGACGATATTTCCATCTACAATTCTTCGAATTTTTCAGGAAGCAGAATTTTCGGTTATGCAATAGATGATACGAATACAACTCCCAGAGACAGAGAATTGGGAATACGTCCTGTATTCAATGAAAACGGTAAATTCGTGTTCGAAAATTATCTGTATACGGAAAGATGGACCTACATCGATTCCGTAACAACAGAAACTTTGGAAATTCCTTATTACTATTTCTGGCATATCAACAGTCCCTATGAATTTCTTTCCGAGTATGGAAACAATTGGAATTTTTCAAGAGAAAAATCGAAACAATATGTTGTCGAAAAAATTGTCATTGAAAAAGAAACAACAGTTATCGATCTTCCTGTCGAACCATTGTTACCTTTGATAGACTTCACAAGATTCTACAATGAAAGTTTGATAGTAAAAGTCAATGGTGTGAAAAAGGAGCATGCAATCGATTGGACATATGATTCACCGAACAACAGAATAATATTTACAAGTTCTTTGAATCGACAGGATTTTGTCGATATTCGAATTCTTCCGGGTGGAATTGTCGAAAAGAAAGATCTGATCTTCGAAAATCCAATTTCTCTGGTCAAAAATGCCGAAAATCGAGATGTCGAAAGAGTAAGTTACGACGATGTTTTTCTTCACTTCACGGAATGTATGAGGAAACAGATTGGTTTTCAGGGAAGTGAATTTGGAATCAACAATTACAAGGATACTTTGGCAGAAAGATGGAAAGGTGAAAGAATATTGCAGCATACCGAGCCAATTCTCAAGCTCATGCTTCTTGCAAAGGAAGATACATCTTTTGTCGATTCATTGAGATATGTAGAAAGAGAATTCATAAGATTTAAAAACAAATTTTTGAGAAAAACCAATGAGTTCTGGGAAAAGAATTTGATCAATTCCACAAATCCCGATGATTGGATAGATGCCATATTGAGTGAAATAAATTTTGGAAAAAACTTCGATTTTCCATTTCGGAACACTGGTGTAGATTTGACAGTGTTGAATTCGTTACCGAAATATATTCCTGCATCTCCTGCATTTCTCGGTATTACTCCTTTGTACAAACCACAATTTTACAATGATGACAAAATAAGCTCGAATCTGTTGTTGAGACAACACGATGGAAGCGTAATATCGACATTTGGAGATTTTCGGGACAATATTCTTTTTCGCCTCGAAGAAAGAATATACGAAAGTGCTCCAAGTAAATTCAAAAATGATTATATTCCACTATATTCGATATATGATGTAAGACAAGGAAAATGGAGAAATACCGAATACAGCAGAAAAGAATTCCTGCAAATATCGAAAAACATATTTCATCGATGGTTATCAGAAAACGGAATATCTTTCGAAGATATTCCATCAGGAAACGATAATTTTTCGATAAATTATCGCACAGTGAAAGATCAGGATGGAGAAATCATTCCCGGAAACTGGAGAGGAATTTATCTCTGGTATTACGACACTGATCGTCCTGATCTGTTTCCTTGGGAAATGCTCGGTTTTTCGATAAAACCAAGTTGGTGGGATTCCGAATATGGTCCGCCGCCATATACTTCTGGAAATACGAAGTTATGGGAAGATCTTCGAGATGGTCGTATAAGACAGGGACCAAGACAGGGAATCGATACGAGGTTTTCAAGACCGGATCTGGAAAAATATATACCCGTTTCTACAATCGGCGAATTACTGGATCCGATTTCGATAGGTATAGTTTCACAATATCCAATTCCTCAAGATGCAGCTCAACCTTTCGAATTCGGAGATGTTGGTACGATCGAGACGGCTTGGTACAAAAGTGAAAATTTCAGCTTCGATCTTTCCTTGATTTTGTTTCTTTGCAAACCGGCAAAATTCGTATCGACAAATTGGGACACAGAAAATATTGTAGAGTTGTTCAAGAACAGAACAGATGCAACAAATGTTCAAATCATTCTCGAAAATTATCGACACAGACCAGAAAACAGAAATCTCGTTGTACACAACGAGTCTTCTTCGATTATCGAAGAAATTGATATATCTTCTGTTGTAAAAAACACAATAAATGTGAATAACGGTTTGATCATGAATTATGGTTTGCAACAATGGATTACCAACTATCTCGAAAAGGATCTCAAGGATATTACCGAAAATTTCGGAAAAAAAACAAGAAATATTGTTTCCAAACTTTCCTATCGTTGTGGAAGATTTGTGGATACCAACAATTTGAGGGTCGATAGCGACAGTTTCGGATTGATTCCCAAAGAAAATGTAAAAGTTACATTCTACAATCAGAAGCATTTTCGAGAAGTAGTATATTCAGGTGTCATAATTGAAAAAGTTGAAGATGGTTATACTGTCAACGGTTATGATTTCTTTGCAAAAACATTCAAAATATTGCAAAGAAACAAAAATGGAAAAAAGAAAACAATAGGTGTCGGTCAACAAAACGAAAATGTTCGAAAGTGGGTTGAAAATACTCAATATTTTGTTGGCGATATAGTTGTTCTCGAAAACTTGGGAAAACTTTACAAAGCAAAAGAAACTCACATAAGTGATAATTTCTTCGATGCAACAAAATGGATTTCGATACGTGAAATTCCAAAAAGATACAGAATTACAGCGACCATTTTTCAGGATACTACAGGAATTGTAGAAGAAATTCCTTATGGAACAAAGTTTCGAAGAATCGAAGAAGTAGTGAATTTTCTGGTTTCGTATCAGGATTATCTGAAAAGTGTAGGTTTTGTGTTCGATAGATACGATGAAGTCAACAACGAGTTGATCGATTTTGTAAAATCGGCAAGAGAATTCATGTTGTGGTGCATTTCAGGAATTGAGAAAGGTGATGTGATATCTTTGAGTCCTTCGAGTAGAGAAATAAAGTTTTTCACAGATTTCGGATTTGTTTCTCCCGTGGAAACAATACAGAAGGGATTCTACTCTATATTGAATCGTTTTGGTAACAAAATTTCTCCGAAAAATGTTGCAGTCATGAGAGATGATAATATTGTCAGAATTATTCCTGTAAACGAAGAAGATGAAAATTCTCTTTTGTACTTTGCAAGACTTTCAATTGAAACAATAGAACATGCCTTGGTTTTCGATAACAATACGATATTTGGAAACGTGATCAACAACGGAATTCTCGGCGTATTTCTTCCAAGATTGAGAATAAGTACGATATCTACGAAAAATTGGAATGGAAGATACGAAATTGCAGGATTCATAATAACTCCGGACAAGATCATTCTGCCAAATTACGATAAATTGGCCGATCAATTCATATCATTGTTCGATATAAACGATACATCGAACACTGAATCACAATGGAAAGATTATGCTTTTCACAACATAGGATATCAGAAAAGATCATATCTTTCGAATCTTCTCATAAGTGACAAATCGCAGGTCAATTTCTATCAAGGATTGATAAAAACCAAAGGTACGAAACAAAGTCTGGAAAAAATACTTCGCAGCCAGTTCATAACAAACATAACAAATATCGAAATGTTGGAAGAATGGATGTTGTTTGCTTCAGAATATGGAAATGTCGATGACAATAGAAAAATTGTGTTTTCCTTGAATTCGAAAGAATTTCGCCAAAATCCGCAAATCATCGAATTCAAATTGGTAGAAACTGAAAATATTGTTTCCGGTGGTACTGTATTTCCTTCGAGTTTGTCGAAAAATTACTTCTACGATATATCTTCCGGAATTCTATACAAGAAAAACAATGGTAATTTTTCTGTTCTGTACAGTTGGAAAGAAGTAATTGACAATATTTTTGTCGATTCACCAAGTGACAATACAATTACCTATCGAGTAGGAACATTTGGTGAAAACATAGTGTTTGCCGATGATGAAATTCTGGAAAAACCTTCGGATTTCGACAGAAATTACAACAAAAATCATTGGTTGTGGAATGTACATTATGGAAACACGAACTTCGTTGTTTCGTTTGCTGGTCATTTGCAGAAGAACGAAGTAAAACATCAGTTTTTCAATAAAAGAGAATTGTTTGTTTCAGCAATTCCTTCTGAATTCGAATTGGGCGACAGGGTATGGATTTACGAAGTTTTCGATGTGAAAAATTCGAAATACAAGGATTGGTCCGTTTTCGAATGCATGAAAATAACCAACGCGGTATCGTCGTTTACCTTTATTGCCAATTCTTCTGGCGATAATGAAATGAAAATTTCTTTTGTTACAAATTTGGGAACATCGGCAAACAGAATATTGAAAGAAGGAGATATTATTGTAATAAAAGCAGAAAACACCGTTGAATTTGAAGGAATATATGAAATAAAAAGAACAGAAGGTCTGAAAGATGTAATTGTAACAGCAAATCCGGAATTCAGAGATTTTATCGATGCAAGTGCTCTGTCGACAATCAACAGTTTCGAAATATTGAATTTTGTAGAAGTCAGATTCAAAGATATTTACGAAGCCGAAAATGAATTTTCGACAAACTATTACAATTCGAAAAATCAAAGTTATGATGACAAATTGTTGTTTATCGATGATTTTCGAAATGAAAACGAAAAATTCTTCTTACCAAAATATTATGGAATCATAAAAGTAACGTCTTTCAATTCATTGAATCTTCCCGGAAGAAAATTTACCTATTCTGTACATAGAATTCAAAACAAATTCGTAGATTCATCCAAATTCGACAGTTTGACGGTTCGTGATAGAAATACAAAATCAATTCTTGCAAAGATTCCTGTTTACGATCCGTTGTCTGACAAAATTCTTCCAGAAATAAAAGCAAACGTCGATTTCATGATTGGTTACGATCCCGCAATTTATACAAATGGGGACGAAAGTGTTTTTGTCGTGGAAGAATCATCGGCAGTATGGAGCAAAAACAAGGTCGGAAAAATATGGTTCAATACGAGAAAGGCGAAATATCTCGATTACAAAACTACATCGGACGAATATTCGAGAGAAAATTGGGGCAAACTCGCTCCGAAATCGAAGGTGGAAATTGCCGAATGGATAGAATCGAACAATCCACCATCTTCTTACAATGGTGATGGTGTACCACTATATGGTGAAAATTCACCTTACGTGGTAACAAAAGAAAAAGATAGTACGAATAATATCGAAATTACGAAATATTATTTCTGGGTAACGGATTCCGAGAATGTTTCATTCGGGAAAACATTGTCTACGAGAGAACTTGCTTCTCTGTTGAAAAATTCTTACCGAAATCATAATTGGTATTCTCCTCTCCGAAACAATTCCTTGTTGATTTCTCTGGATGATTCGCTCAAAAACGAAACATTTTTGTCTCTTCCTTGGAACGACAAGGGAAGAGAAGATATTTCACACAAAGAATGGTATATTGTTCGTGAAAATACATCTTCTTGGCTTCCTTCGAATGTTCTGTGGAACAAAATGATCGATAGCCTGACAGGGTTCGACTATCTGAATCGACCAGTTCCAGATCCGAAACTTCCTTTGAATGATTCTACGGGTATTTCAATAAGACCAAGAAGAAGCATGTTTGTAAATCGAAAAGAAGCTGTAAGAAATCTGATATATTTCATGAATTGGAAATTGGAAAAAATTCGTTTTCTCGAAGAAACTGATTTTTCGAAAATCTATATCAGTGAAAAAGAGCCACAAAATACCAATTTTGTTGTCGATAATTTTACTCAAAGAGATTCTTTGATTACATCAAATCTGATAAATGTCGGACAAACAGTTCTTGTTCGAAGCGAACCCGCATTGTCGAACATGTGGTCCGTATGGAAATTGATTTCGATCAATCCAATTTCATGGAAACTTGTGAATATTCAGAAATACAGAACAGATGATTTCATACAGATATCGGATTTCTATTCGGAAGAAGTTGACAAAAACAAAATACCTGTAAAAATATTCAATTCGATTTCAGAGAGAAATAACTCTTTGTTGAATGGATTCATAGAAGAAAACGAAGTCATTCTTCTGAATGACAATGGATTCGGTTTGTGGGAATGGCAAAAATGGAATGGAACTTCTTGGATTACTTTGGCCAAGCAGAACTCTACGATACAATTGAAGGATGCTTTTTACAAAAACAGATTCATATTTGGCATTTTCTAAAATGAAGATTTGAATTCGAATATCGATTTGTTGAAG